GGTTGAGTCCGTCCGCCGCAAGGTTGAGAACGCATTGGGAAGAGTTGAAGCGGTCGAAGGCGATGGCCTCAATGTTGAAACGCGAAGCGAGTGGGGCTTCGTCAAACTTGACAACACCACCCTCGACGTGGTACCCCGTGAGGAAGCGTCGGATGGAGTCGTAGTCGGTGACGTTGCCTTCGGTGAGGAAGACATTGTCGAGAGTGTCAAACGTCTCGTATATGTGGGAGCCACTTGAAGCCAAGCGACGGGTGACGGCCTCTTCGGGCAACCAATACCAAGACCTCGTCAAGTAGCCACCGTCTTCGGTTGGCCACACGAGGTTCAAGGCGGTCACGTCACTCACGGACGCAAGGTCAAGGCCTCCCCAACACTTGGCCGTTGGGCTTGGTTCGACTTCGGATTTGTTGTTGGTGAAGACTTCGTCTTGAATCCAAACCGAGGAGGACCGCACCCACTCGTTCATGTGCTTGGTTCGAAAGTTGGTCAACATGCTCCCGCCGTAGTTGCGGGCTTGGGTGAGTTCTTTTTGGAGGTACTCTTTGGAGATGGTCTCACCCAATGACGGGTTCGACTTGATCCACACCGAAGAGTCACCAAAGTCGTCTTCCTCGTCCAAGGTGTAGATGAGGGCGAACAATGAGTCGTCGGTGGATTTGCCCTCCAAGACGTCGCAAGAGGAGCGCATGAGTTGGAAGCACGGTCCGTCCACGTTGAACCCCGCGGTGGTGATGACGGCAATGAGAGGAGAAGTTCGCGCCCCCGTTGCCGACTTCAAGACGTTCAACAAGTTCGCGTCACGCGCTGCGTGGAACTCGTCAAGTACACCACACGAAACGGAGAGACCGTCGAGTGTGTTGGCGTCGCTCGAAAGTGGGACGCACTTGGAGGAGGTCGCCTTGACGTGGATGTTGTTTCGGAGAATGGTGACGCGCTTGGAGAGTGCGGGAGAACTCTTCGCCATTCGGGTGGCCTCGTCGTGGGCGATCTTGGCTTGGTCCTTTTTGGTTGCGGCAAAGACAACCTCGGCGGCGGGTTCCCCGTCGAAGTCCAACATGGCGAGACCAATTCCCGCAAGGAGTTGGGTTTTGCCGTTCTTCCTTCCGACTTGGGTGTATAAGGTGGAGAAGCGGCGCGAACCGTCGGCCTTCTTCCAACCGAAGAGGGAAGCGACCGCGAATTGTTGCCAAGGGAGAAGAAGGAAGGGTTGTCCCGCCCAACGCCCCTTCGAGTGTTGGAGGAAGCGTTCGAAGAATGCGATGAAGCTTTGCGCCTCTTCCGAGTCAAAATACAAGCCACGCGCGCTTCCTTGTTCAAGGTCGTCGACGTGCCTTTGTGCGGCAAGCTTGACCCAACGAGAAGCGGCGATTGTTCCGTTGAGTACCTCTTCGACGTATGTGTCCCAAACCGTCACCCCATTCGTGTCATTTTGAGGGCGTCGTATGGGTCGGCGTCTTTGGATTTGGTTTCGGCGAATGCCATGAGTTTCTCACGGTCCGAGGGACTCAAACCAAGCTTCGAGGAAAGTGTGAGGACGGCTTTGGTGGCGCGCTCGAATGCCGTGAAGGTTCCCGTGATGTTGGTGGCCCCACTTTCGAAGGTTTGGACGACGTCGTCGAGGGAAGTGATTTCGTTGGCGGAGGTGACGAGGAGGTCGAGATTTTTGGCAAGGATTGACAACAACACGGCGTCGACTTTCCGCAACACTTCCGCTTCGTTGAGGTGGTCAATTGTGAGGTCGTAGTATTCGCGGGCGCGGTCATTGAGGTCGAGGATTGGTTCGGGGAACTCGGATCGCGAAACGGTTGAAGCCTTGACCGTGATGTCTCGGTCGGGACGGAGAGTCCCTTGGAGGTTTTTGAGTTCTTTGGGTTTGGTAGGTCGTGCCATGAGTTAGTCTTTGAAGTCGGTGGGGTCGTAGTTGCCCCCGTCTTGTTCGTACTCCGCGATCTCCAATTCGATTTCGTCAAAGACGTCGTCTCCCATGAGGGCGAACAACAAGTTGGTCATGTCGACGCCCTTGTATTTGAGGGCGACAATTTCAACCGAAGGAGGGTCGGGTGGTGTTCCACTCCCGTCCGCGTAGTACATGACTCCCGCGTCCCCTCCGTCGAAGTTGTAGATGACTTCAACGTCCTCGTCCGTGTTGTCGGACGTCCATTCCCAATACCAAGAGGCGTTCTTCATTGCATACTCCCCCCTTCGAGGTTTTGACGGAGTGGTCGATTGTCCAAGTGACGGTCTTGTGTTTGACGCGCTTTTGATACTTGAACCCCCTTCCCCCCCTTGTTAGGTTCGGCCATGACTCTCACGGCCCGACTTTTTGTTGTGGCATGAGTCACAAAGGCCTTGGAGGTTTGAGTATTCCCAAAATTCTCCTCCGTCTCGGACTCGTTGCACGTGGTCAACAACGCGAGCGGGAGTCACCCGCCCAACGTTGCGACACGTTACACACAACGGCCACTCTTCAAGAAGAACTCTTCGGAGACGTCGCCACCGCGCGGAGTTGTACCGCGGGTCTTTGGCGTGGGGGCTTCGAGCCCCTTTCGTTTTGGTTGGGTCGTCTTTAACCCAAGGCCGTCTCGGGTTCTTCCATGAGAAGCTTGGCACTTTGCAAAGGTCGGACGGTACCCGCACGAATTTACGGGTGTGAAGAACGCATGGTGTAGTTTTATGCGTGAGGCGGTTTCGCCGCCGTCTTCACGGCACGGAGTACAAGTACCTCATACGTCTCTCTTTAAGAGAGACAAGGAACGTTTACCGTATGAGGAACGTATACGGCGCGCGCGTGATACGGCGCACGTTTCTACGCTCGACAAGTGTGGAGAGTGTGTGGTGTAGTTTAATGCTTCACGCGATGGGACCGCCCGTTGTCATGGCGTGGCCCGTCTTGACCCAATTGGGCTTCTCGTCCGTGCCGAGGTTCTTGTATTGCACGGTCACGGAGACGGTCATTTTGCCGTCCTCGTCCAACATGCTCGGGTGGACGGGTTGTTTGAGTTTGATGACTTCGAGCCAACCTTCGCTCGGTGTGATGAACTCGTCGACTTCTTCTTCGGAGTAGGCGGACAACATTGGCTTCTTGGCGCGGCTCTTCTCCACCGCTTCCTTCTTTGTGCCGAACACCTTTTCCAATTGTAGTTCTCTCTCCAAGCCTTCGGCCAAACGAGCGGCCACGCGCTTGGTCATGATGCCACGAGTGTCGGCACCTCCTCCAAAGAGTTTGTCTTCCATGTCAATGCAATACAACTCCACACGGTCGAGGTGATCTTGTCGGACTTTTGCCGAGTCTCCAACCGTCACAAGCGGGAAGCGTTCGAGCCAATTGACGTCAACGTCGTCTTCCTCGGGTCCTTGGTAGAAAGTCATGTATACCACGTCCATGTTGTCGACCGCCGCTTGCGCCCTCTCTTGTTGCTCCTTGGCCTTCACGGAGTCCATGTCTTTGTATACGGGGTTCGACTCGTCCGCGTAGTATTCGGCTTCGTGGTCGAGCGAAACACTTAAACCTTGGAACACCGCTTCGACGAACTCTTGGGTGCGAATGTTGAAGCCCTCTTGTTCCATTGCGTGGGCGATGTCCGCAATGAAGTGGTCGGAGATTGTCTCCGAGGGTCCCGTGTACATGTACGTCGACTTCCTCTTGAGGCCGTTTTGTGTGTACCAACGCTCCCGCCGCTCGTCCTTGACCCAATTGGCCTTCACCACCTTCGTCCAAGTTTGACGCCTCTTCCCGAAGCCTTCTTCGATTTCCTCCCATTTCAAGGGTTGGTCCTCAAACAAAGGTTCGTTCCTCAAATTGTCGAGCAAACAAGAGGCCCAAGAATGCCTCATGTGGAACTCTTGTCGGTCATGCTCTTCTTGGCTCATTCCCTCCACCCGTGTCTTGGTTAAGAGAACCACGTGAGGGTTGCTCTTCACAAACACCTCCCGCTCCGAGCGGCTCATGTTGCGCGCGGCTTCTTTCTTCTCGGCCTTACTGATCAAAGGGAACTTCATGAGTGTACTTCTTTTCGTTTGACGTCACAAAGTACGGTCATTTTGTGCTTCTTCCGACAACGTCCCCGCATTTTCTTACTCTTTTAATTGCATGAAACGTACACCCGCCGCGGTTTTTGGCCATTGTGGACAAGTAAACAAGCGTAAAAGCGTAATTCCATGCACCCTTTGGCGTATATTTGTGCCGTGGCTCGTTTGAAACGGTCCCGACAAAATACAAAAAATTACTCCATATATGATACCACCACCAATTCCAAGACCCCGAGCGAGTTTCTACACTCCCGAAGAGGTCGCCGAAGTGTTGCGAGTCACACCCGCGACGGTTCGAAACATGATTCGACGAGGACACCTCCACGCCATACGCCTCAAAAGTGGGCGCGGCTTGTACCGTATTCCCGCCGACTCCTTCCACGCCTTCATTGGCGAAGACAAGCGGACCGAGACACGCTCGACTCCCGCATACCCAAAAGCAAATTCAAACCCCTCAACAAATTCTCTCCTTTAAATGAGCTATTCACACAACGGCCTTGGCCACAATACACCCTCTCGTCAAGGGTACACACGACGCACCCTTCTTCCCAACCACCGCTTCCCGAACGTTCGAAACGTTGAAGAGGCTTGTGTGGCGATCGCGAACAAATACCCTTCCTCCTTTTGGAAGTACGGCCACACCGCCGAGGGTTACCACAAAACTCTTCTCCAATACGGGTTCGAGTATCGCAACGGAAGAGAACTCACGCAACACTCCGTCGCGTGTACACTCACCAACCTCGTCGACAAAGGACTCATGGCGGTCTTGCACTACAAATGGGGACGCCGCGGGCAACAAGACGCGCGCCAATGCGCTCCTCCCGACCAAGCCCGCCGCATGAGTGAGGAAGACCACAAGTTGGCCGAGATGTTCCAAAAACTCAATGTCGGACCGTGGCGCGCCATGTCGGTGTACCACCAACGGGAACTCTACTCCCCCCGCCGCCGCTTCACTCAATTCCGTCGCACCGCATGAGTGCGGGTTTCGAATACGGCCCACCTCCGTCGGAAACGGTGGTCGGCACCCGCGACCTTCTTCTCACCCGCTACTTGACCGCCTTGTGTGGTCTTGTAGGGGTGGAAGTCTCGGAAGTGATGGGAAGAGGGAGAACACAACGAATTGTCACCGTTCGCCATATCGCCCAAGCGGTCGCACGAGAAGAACTCGAATACACTCTCATGGAGGTCGGGCGGTTCTTTGATCGCGACCACGCTTCCGTCATAAATGCCACCACGAACGTCCAACACCGCCTTCAATACGACGGCGACTCGTGGTTCTTCAATGTCTTCGACGCCGCTTCTTCGGCGTACCTCAATGTCTTCAACCTCCCGTTCAAAAACCTAAAACCAAAACAATGAACCAACCAACCAACGCGCCCGTCGGCGCACCAACCCACAAGAAAGTCTCTTTTCAACTCGGACTCTCCAAAGTCAACAAAGACGAGTTCTACCAAGGCGAGAAGGGCTTGTATGCAACCTTCACGGGTAAAGCCACACCGACCAACCCGTACAACGCCTTCATGTTGACCCAATACCTCGGAAAAGGAGTCGAAGCCCCGATTGTTGGGAACGGCAAGTACCGAGGCCAAGGAGAAGACGTCGGTGACTTCTCGTTGAAGGTCGATTGGAACAAGGTGGACATGTCCGTCGCATACGAGGGCAAGAAGGACACGTACGTCACCCTTGACGTGGTGTGGACCCCCGACAATGAGTACAATGACGCAATGGTCGTCCAATACATTGGCAAAGGCCAAGACGGTCCAATTGTCGGCAACGTCAAACTCTTCGAGCGCAAAAGCGAAGCGGGCTTTGATCTTCCCTCGGGAATGGGAGATGGAGACGGAATGCCCTTTTGAGATGAGGCCGAACCCATGAACCACCAACCGCCCTTTGAGGCGCAATTCCCACCCTTTCCACGGGGGTCAAGGAACTCACCTTGGCCCCCTTTTTACGCCGCCTATGTTGCAACACCTCCCCTTCACTTCTAACTCAAAAACACCCTCCGAGGTTCCCATTTTCAAGGCCGAAGACAAGTCCTTGGCCGTTGATCATTCACGCCGCTCTTCGGTGCGGAGAGGGGTGAGTACGGGTTGGGAGAACCTCGACAAGTACATGTCCCTCAAACAAGGCGCGCCCCTCTTCATTGCGGGCTCTCCTCATGCGGGCAAAAGTCAGTTCACGAAGGCCTTGTTGGTCAACTTGACCAAGCTTCACGGGTGGCGGCATTGTGTGTATTTGGGAGAAGATGGAAGCGTCGAAGAACTCACCTTGGACTTCGTCGAACTTTACGTTGGGAAGCCCGCTCGGTTGAAGACCGACGAGGGCAAAGAGAACGAGGAAGCCATGAGCGAGTCCGAGTTCATTTCGGCCTTCACTTGGGTCAACGAACACTTCGCCTTTGTGAGTCCCGACGAGGTCAACATTGGCTCCTTCGACATTGAAACGTTCTTCTCGTGGGTCAAGGCATTCGAGGAAGAACACGACGTCCGCTTCAACACGACCGTGGTGGACCCTTGGAACGACTTGGCAATGGATCTCCACGCCAAGGGAGGAAGAGAAGACCTCTTCTTGACCGACGCTTTGAAGAAGGTGAGGGACTCTTCCCGAATCAATGAGCGCGTGGACATTGTTGTCACACATATCGCCGCGCCATACTCGAAGCACGTCTCCGACAAAGGAAAGAGGTTCGCCGCTCCCGCCGAGCCGTATGAATGGGCGGGTGGCCAAACTTGGTTCCGTCGTGCCTTCGTCATGCTCCTCGTGTACCGCCCTCCCGCGCCCGACTCCTTCCGCATTGGCAAGTTCAAGGCGGAAACGGTCTTCGGCGAAACGTGGCTCCTTGTCCAAAAGGCCAAGCCCCGAGGCATTGGAAAGGTGGGAATGTGCCGCATGAAGTACGACCCCAAGACGAACATGTATTCCGAGTTCGACCAATGAGCGTTCAAGACATTGTCCGAGGCCGCTTCAACCCCAACGGCAAGTTCCACGAGTGGACCCCTTTGGGTTTGATCTTGATTCGAACCGAACTCGAAGCGGGAGCCGTTCGCATGGAGTTGGCCTTGGAGCAAAATTCAGACGCCCCCGAGTCGGTCCGTAAAAACACGGAGGACTTGGTGGGGACCTTGCGCGAAGCGGTATTGGCTCTTCATGACATGGAGACGCAACGGAATATCGCAAACCACAACTCCGTCATGGAAAAGACCGCCCATGCTCGGACGATGGCTTCATTGGAAGCCGTGAAGGAGCGGTCGAAACAACTACAAACCGAAGGCGACAAACTCCGAGCCGCCGTCAATGACTTAATGAGACAACAATGAAACTCTCCGACTCACAAAAAACCAACCTCCGTTCTCTCTTTGAAGCCAACGGCCTCAACAAAGACGACATTTTCACCCACCGCCACTTCTGCATTGTGACCCGAGCGGGCATTGAGAAGATACAAGCTAAACAAGGCCTCGACGTGACGTTCGAGGTGATCAAATGCGAACCCGACTTCGTTGTCATGAAGGCACACGGAAGACGCTTCGGAGACACCGAACGCAAAGTGGAAACCTTCGGGAGTGCAACGACTCAAAATTGCACCTCCAAACACCTCGTCGAGATGGCCGAGAAGCGCGCTTTGTCCCGTGCGGTCTTGAAGTTGACCAACTTGTACGAACACGGAGTCTTTGGTGAAGATGAAGACGTCCACCGTGGGACGTGATTGGGTCGACGACTTATTTGAGAAGGTAGAACAAGAGGTCGACGAAGAGTTTGTCTTCCGCTTGTTGGACCTCGTGGAGACGGCTTTGTTGGAGCCCCGTGACGCCGAGGAGTTCGAAGACGCGATCTTGCGAGAAGACCTCACCAACAACCAAGCCGTGGAGTTGCTCCGAATGCTTCTCGACGTTCAACCGCGCGTCCCCGACATGTACGCGCCGAGCCAAACTCAACTCTCGAAGTGGATTCGGTCGTTTTGCTTCACGAGGTAGCCTTGGACTTGGCCTCTTGGCGTTCTCTTTTTTCTCGGTCCTTGGCCCATTTTGCCTCCACGTCGTCCGCGATCTCCTCGGGCGTCATGCCCCGCTTGACACGGTTGTCAATGAATGCAAAGGAGACGTAGAACGGGTCGTCTTTTTCACGGTACCAAGGCCACGGAACCGTCAACGTGAAGACGTCCAATTGCATCGAATACACGTCCTTCTTGTCCCACGGCTTCGGTTGCTTTTCAGTTGACCAACGACACAACATTCCGTTCTTCTTTTGGGCGTTGTAGTATGTGCGACTCATTGAGAGGTATTCTTCACCGTCCGCGTCCTTCACAACCTTCCCTCCTTCAAATTCCAACTCCCGCTCCCCGTCGTCATGTGAAGGGTTACCCATTCCCCAAACGTCGACATACATTCCAACGAGGGCTTCGGGGTTCTTGGTCTTTACGTCAAACAACTCCGCCCCAATTCGGTCAAGATGTGGCCACCACTCCCGCTCCAACTTCACCGTCCGCTTTGTACTCGTGGACTTGTGCGTGGCGTAGCCCCAAGAAGTCGAACGCCCCTTGGGTGTTGACTTTACCGAGCCCTTTGAAGTGTTCGCGGCACCCCCGCGCATGGTGTAACGAATTACAATTGCAACAAGAACAACGACGGCAACGACTACGGAAGAAGACATTGGAAACTTTTTCGCAAAGTTAACCGCCAAACGCCGCGCGCAACTTGGCGGTGGCCTTCTTCGAGACGTCTTCACGAGTGACGTTCAAGTACTTCATGAGCGAAGTTTCGCTCTCGTGACCCGTGAGGGACATGAGTTCCCCGAGGGACA